GATCTCGTGGTCTTCTGCTTTGTTCAATACTGAAGTATCGAATGTGCTGTCAGGGAATCGCACCTGATGAAACCTCCCCTCCTCATCCAGTCTCAGGTAATGCCCAGCCCATGCCTCGGGCTCGCCGATGTGGATCTCCCCTTCGATCAGCTTCTCGCGCACATCATCTGCGGAGAATCCCATGTTCTCGTAGTAGGTGATGGCAGATTTAATGTTAACGAAATAGCTAGTGCCGAATGCAAGATTGCCCATTGTGTTTCCCTTTCAAATTAAAAAATAATTTTAGATAACCCGTCGCCGGTAAGTGTGAGCCATGATCTATTCCCCCTCGTATGCAGGCGCGATAGCCAGCAATCCCTGTTTTGATTTGGGAACTCTTAGAATCTCGATTGCCTTTTGCTTGGCCCCGTAGATTCCGCTCACGCTCCCATCGTTTTTAATCTCAACCTTATTGCCATTGTAGATTGCAATCCATCCATCACACATGATCTATTCCTCCTAGTAAAACTTCTTGATGATTGCGTAGTGGATCGACATGACCACAACAAACGAAATCAAACTTGTCGAAAGCAAATCCAAAAGAACCCTAGTAAACATCTCCCACCCCCCTTTCAAATTAAAAATTAATTCCTACTCAGCTTCCCAAAGAGTGTGGGCGCAGAGCATGTTCTCGTATGCCTCGTCGATCATCTCATCTCTGTATTTGCCTGAAGATCCGATCGCGTTATTGCAGGACCGGATCACCTCACGCAAGGCGTCGTCGGTTTCCATACGATTGTCCGGATCCTCATCTTCGTATGACCACATATAACTTCGGACTGTCTCCCCTGTGTCCTTGTCGATCTGCTGAAGAGCAGCGCACCAGTCAAACTGAGACGAGATCATCAGGTTGGTATCCCACCCGTTGCTCTTTACGCACTTCTCGTTTGCCTGAGCCATAGCCCAGCAGTCAGCGAGTGCTTCATCCATGTTACTTACAGAGTGGAGCGTCTGCCTTTCCTTGTTTCCAGACCCATCGGTAGAAGTGAGGTAAATCTTAAACATTGTTTTCCCTTTCTGATTAGGAATTATTAATTAATCTCAGATATCCATGCCGCCCCTGCGGCACTCGACATAGTTGAGCCAAGGGTAGGAACCCATCACCCCCACGGTGGAGTAGTGCCTGCCTGCACCACTGGACGAGTAGGAATAGTTCCCATCATCCTCTTCCACTCCGAACCGATACGCGACGTACCACTCTGCATCCCCATGTACGAGCGTGAACGTGCCGGGCTCCCCATGCTCCCGCATGGTGGGCTCTGCCTCGAACTCCAGATCATCAATCTCGAATCGCATGTCATTCCCCTTTCAATTAGGAATTAATAATTAATTCCTGATTCGCATTGAGCGAACATCGGCCACAGCATCGGCCAGAACTTCACTGGTACTCTTTCGCTTTGCGCGTCGGAGTGCCCGCACCCTTGCTTCAAACTCCGCCCGTTTCGCGGCGATGCGGTACGCGCGTTCGTCGGAGTTAGATAGGTTCTCGCCTCTCGCGGAGCGATACTCAGCAAGCTCCCTACGTTTCGGGTCCATACACTCCCGGACTAGGGCATCGGCTTTCATGGCATCGACGGCGGCATCGGCCCGGGCAGTCGATCGCTTGATTCGCTGTTGTCTCGCCTGCCCGGTCGGTCGCACCCTAACCGCGTCGGGCGCTTTGCGCGGATCGGCGGCGGGCACCACTTCTACTAGTGTCCCATCGGGATCGCGCTTGATCCTATCGGCTCTGACATACCGCCCGGAGGGCAGCCGAACCTGCGGCGGAATTTCGGAGAGATTGAGAGCCATTGGAATCCTCGAATCAGGAATTAATTATTAATTCTGGATTATTTCTGATACGCCGGAGCGTATGAGAAACCCCCCAGAAGGGGCGAGGGCCGAAGCCCTCACCCCGGAGGGTGCTGGCTATGCCATCTTCGCGGCGACAGCCTCGGCGAGCTTCGCGGCGAATTCCTCCGAAACTTCAGACATGAGGTCGATGGCGGCGAGCGCGTCGGCCTCATATTCCGCATCGGACTTGGATCGGTCCGCCTTCTTCGCGGCCTTCTTCCCCTTCTTCGCATTCTTCGGCTTCACATCAGCCCCTCGCACGAGGGCCACGAATTCGCCCGCTCGGGTGGCATCGGGAAGCAATTCGGCGCGAACGGTACGCTCCGCGAGTACCGGACCGGCTCCCGCGATGTTGATCCCGGCGATATCCCCCCGAACGATGGCGAGCGCGATATCGGCGAAGTTGGCCGCGCTGCTCGTGGATGAGCAGAAACCGGACTCGATCAGAGCGTCCATGAGTAGCTGTCGGGTGGACGGGATCGCGGGCTCGTTCCCCTTCTTCCGGCGGCCGTCCTGAATTCCGCCGGTTTCAAGGATGAACCGGACGCAGGCTGCGATTCCGTCTCGGGTAGGCTTCACAAGCTTAGAGGCGGAGCGATCGAGGCGGGAAACGAGCGAAGCGGAAGCGGAAGCGAAGTCAATAGTCTTAGACATGGTAAGTAACCTTTCAGAGTATGAGAGAAACAATGGAACAATCGGATTATCCATATTTATCGGCTCGTGTAAAGATCAAATTGACACTAAATCGAATTATTTTTTAATTCTGCTAGTGTGTTGCTTTTCCTACTTGACCGGGGGCGCGAGATATGAAAGGCGGAACGGGTAAACAAAAGCGATTCGCGAGGCTAGTAGCCGAGGGTTCTACGCTCGCGGACGCATATGCGGACGCATACGAGACGAACGGGAAACGTGAGACGATACGGCGCGAAGCGGTACGGGTGGCGCATAGCCCCACTGTCGCCCCACTGATAGAAGCGGAAAGCAAAGCGATAGAGGCTAGGGAACTGCCTTCCAGGGGAAGCCGACGGCGGTGGGTGCTGGAACGTCTCGCGAGGGAAGCGGAAGAAGGTAGCGACGCCTCAAGGGTGCGAGCGCTGGAGTTACTGGGGAAGGCATGCGGAGCATTCGACGACGATGCGGAAGCGGATAGGGGAACCGATGCGGATAGCTTGCTCGACTCGCTTCGATCGAAGCTAGCTAGCGTGTTGCCGGAGCCTATAGAGATAACACCTTCGAGTGTAACACCAGAATGTGACGGGACTCCCGAGGATCCTGCGGAGCCCGAAGGCGAAGGGGGGAACCCCCTGTGAGCGAGGCGTGGTCAATGAATTGCCTTACACACTGTTTTGCATATTCGACAACCAATTTTCATGAAACTGGCTGAGGTTGTAGTTATATACAAATAAAAAAAGCTCTAGGATTCCCTTAGGAGTCCCAGAGCTTTGTAAAATTTTTGCAAATTTTCACAAACCGATAAAATTTACGCAGTAAAGCTATTGACAGCTATCAGAATTTCCTAGTATGTTCCCATATGTCTTAGCTCTCATACGAGTATGCTCCCATATGACTATGCCTCGGAGCTTGAGAGTGCATATGACTATGCCTCGGAACTTGCATAGCTTAAAGATCTGCTGGGATTGCAGATCTTCGTAGGAGTAAGCAGAGCATACTAGGAAACGGTTGGTTTAAGTTTTCAATACAACCCTTCCTCTAGTCTCTCCCCAGCATCTAGCGCCGCAGGAGAGCGGCTTTTCTGGCCTATATATAAAATCTAGATCTCCTGACACTGTTAAATCTTTAGCCCTGTATACAGAACCGTTGTGTTTAACGGTGTATACAGGGTTTTTTTCTTTATTTTTCTGATTTGATTTAATAATGTGCTGATTAACATGGATTCTCTTGAGGTTTCCCTCTACCAGAACCACTTTCGGCATTTTCTTCGCCCCGAAATATATAGTATGAACAAAATACCTATCACCGCGCCAAGGGTGAAGGCAGGCTCCGGCAAGTAAATCGGAAGACGGTTAGACCATAAGGTTGGACCCTGGTCGCCAAGAGCCCTAGACCTCACCAAGAGTGCTGTCTCAGGGAGTTCCACAACCGCTTGAAAGCATTCTGAGCAGCATTCTAAGCATTCATCTACAGGATCTACCCGGATGACCCACTCCCACTCCTCAGATCCCACTCTTTGAAACTGGAATTCCCAAGAGTCCACCAAGTGAGACTGTAACTGTTGCCAGTAGAGAGTTTTCAGCGGCATGATCCGCTCCAGTGGGCAGATTACTCCTCGATTTGCGGCGCTCTAGGCTCCACTTCCCTTCGACAGCGATACAGCACCTTGTCGAATCCATGTTCCGCCCCGTGCTCCATCACTTCCTTACTGCCCGTGATGAACTCCACAGCGTTGCAGCCGGAGTTGGCGGCCATGTCTGCAATGATCTCATGCACCCGGCCAGCGGTCTCAGGAGCCTTGGAGTGAGCAATCCAGAGAAACAGCACCTTCTCGCCAGTGGAGTTGTTCTCGTCGATGCGAGCAATGAAAAAGCTTTCCCCCAAGGGAAAGTCGGTGTCAATAAAAATCGCGGCGGTGCCGCCAGCGCAAGATGCGTAGAGATCTTCCTTCCTGAAATCCTTCCAGGGCAGATCCGACATAATTTTGTCGATGTGAGGAGATATGAAATCCCAGGAATCTTGAACTCGGACAGCTTGAATTGACATTGTTTTCCTTTTTGACCTTGACGGAATGTCAAGTTTCCAATAAAATATAATCGGGAAAAAAGTATAGGTAGGAGGATACCATACTTTTCCCTCATGGCGCTCCCCCCGTTCCCTTTCCGGGGGTTGAGCGCCTTTTTTTGTCCAAAATTAGATTTTGGTTTAGGAGATCAAAATGCCCTTAGAGACTGAAGCTAGAAAGCGCCAGCGAGAACGTGCTGAAGCAAGAGCACGAAAAGCTAAAAGGGTGAAGGATAGTAAGGAAGGCAAGCTTTCTGCGACCTCTCCTAATAAGCCTTCTGGTGGAAGTTCTTCCAAGTCTTCCGGTCAGCGATCTGGCCCCGGCGCCCGTGGCAGACAGATGGGCGCGAGGGGTAAGCAGGCTGCGACTACCGGCCAGAGAAAGGGAACTCAGTCCTCCGGTCAGGGGCCTGCTTCTCGCGGGAGAAAGATGGGTGGTCGGGGTGCTGGCGCGAGAAGTAGTGCTGCTTCTAACCGAGGCAACGGTGGGTCGGCAGCGAAAGGCAAGCAGGCTTTAACTGCCGATCAGAGAAAAGGTAAGAAGACTTTTGATGACCCGCTTGGTTCTTGGGAAAATGTGAAGAAACGTTTTATAGACCCTGTGGTCGGCAGGAGGCTAAAGCCAGAACCCCTGCTGCCAAGTCTGCACCCAAGAAGGCTGCAAAGAAGGCAACGGCGAAGAAGAGTAGTAGCCCCTCCTCTGAAAGCACTAAGACCAAGAAGAAGTCTTTCTTTGGAAAGATGATGGAGAACACTGGAAAGCCGAACAAGCGAAGATTCCAGCGTGGCGCTCGCATGACTCCCGGCGAAAGACGGAAGTATGATGCTGCTATGGAGCGTTGGAAGAAGAAAAATAAGTGA